CCATTTACTGCGTCTGGTCTGAAACCAGACATTATCATTAATCCACATGCAATTCCATCTCGTATGACGATTGGTCAACTGAAAGAAACCGTACTGGGCAAGGTGCTGGTGGAATTAGGACTATTTGGAGATGGAACATCATTCGGTGAATTTGAAGTAAAAGATATTTGTGATGAGTTGATTAAATTAGGGTATGAAGCTCATGGAAACGAATTATTACATAATGGTTTGACTGGTGAACAAGTGGAATGCAGCGTGTTTATGGGTCCTGTATTTTATCAAAGATTGAAACATATGGTAAATGATAAGGCACACAGTCGTTCTATTGGCCCTATGGTAAATTTAACAAGACAGCCTGCGGAAGGACGTAGTCGTGATGGTGGTTTACGTTTTGGGGAAATGGAAAAAGATGCAATGGTTTCGCATGGTGCTGCGCGATTTACACGCGGTAGAATGTATGATGCATCAGATAAATATTCCGTCTACAGTTGTAAAAAATGTGGATTGATTGCTGCCTATAATGATGAAATGCGAATTCATCATTGTAGAGTATGTGATAATAGAACCGATTTTGCATATTTAGAAATACCTTATGCTTGCAAACTATTATTCCAAGAGTTGAATACAATGAACATTGCACCACGGTTTATTACCGATTGACCTTTTTGAAAAAGGTCAAGCCAAATTCAAACTTACAACTTTTCAAAAAAGTTGTGCAAAACCTTAAACTATTTTGGCTCCACCTTTTCTAAAGGTGGATTTGGCTCCACCTTTTCTAAAGGTGGATTTGGCTCCACCTTTTCAAAAGGTGGATTCTAAAGACGAATTACTTGCATCGTAAAAAACCTTGTAATTATTTTTATAATGATTTGAAAACATATCATAAACAATACTAAATTTTCCATGCATTCCTTGATAACTCGTCTTATCAATATTGTCAACAATTGCCTTGTCTTGCTTTAACGTCTTGTACATCGTATTATATGTTATTTTGTCTCCAATATAATTTACAATACTTTCAAAAAGATAAAAAAAATAAAATTCATTTTTTTCATGATAATGACTCCAATAATTCCTATAAGCTTTTACAAACAGTTTTGTCTTGAAATTTGAAATCGGTAATGCATGTGTTATAATGGTTGAACTCATAGTACCGAATTGTACTCTTGCAACAGTTGTATGTGGTAAAATGTATTCATTTTCAACAGTAATATTATCAAAATTATAGATTTTATTGACAAGAGAATTCTCTCCAGACATGTATTGATAAATTATTTTGTAGTGATTTTCATAATCATCCATTTTAAATATTTTTGAATTGTATAAAGGATTCGGACTTTTTCTATTCCCAAAAGTATGAACAAAGCCAATATGACAAATATCTAAACTATTTATAGAAACAAATTTCGCATGATGTTCAAAATCTTCGGATAAACAAACAACTCTTTGTGAGTTATCATTAAATTCAGGTTCGGTAAATATCAAAGATTCGTCTATTTGTAGTTTCATTTCTTCATTTTGAATAGGAACTGTATTTAAATAAACCATAGCACCTTTTTCAACCACTTTGAAACAATCTATATTATGACATTGCGATTCAATATGAGGTAATTTTGGTATTTGCAGTAATTCACCGTTTGTCCCATCAAAAATATACCCGTGATAAGGACAAGTAATTGTATTTTTACAAGTATTACCTAACATGAAAGATGAGCCTTGGTGGCTACAACTGTCTCTCATTCCATAATAATTCAATTTGTCTTTCCACACAATATAATTCACATCCCGAATAGTTACCCTCTTTGGTTTTTTATCAAAATCAGATGGAAATCCAATAGGATACCATGTTAGCTGTCCCTTTTCATTAGGTGCATCCAATCTAGGAAAAGAGCCAAAATAATATTGTATTTGTTTTCCATCTATTTTATCTATTTTATCTATTATATTTTGTTGTAAGCTTTCTTCTTGTATTTTATTTCTAATAAATCTACTATTATTTAAAAAACTTTGACATTGCGTTAAAAATAGAAATAGAGTAGAAAGTTTTGCAATTATACACATTTAATTATAATATTAAATTATATTTAAATATAATTTAAATATAAATATAAATATAATATTATAATATAACACTAAATAGTGATGATATTTAAATCAAGTGTTCTTTTTTTGTTAACAATAAATACAATAAATTGTTTTCATTTTGTGAATAAAAATACAATTTACAATCGCAAAAATGCATTGAAAATGATAATAAATGAGAAAGATTTTTCAAAAGAGTTGCAATTTATACAAAATTATAAATTTTATTTTGTAAAAGATAATTACAATGATGTTGTAGAAAATTTATTAAATAACAAAATATCCCAAATGTTTATAGATAATAAATACAATCAACTTGTAACTGTAGATAATTTACCAAGAGATGACATATTATACAATCATTATCATTTAACTGATGTAAATCAATTAATTATTCCAAATTTAGTTGAAAAATCATCTGATTTACATGTGCCATTATATTTTGTAAATTTCATTCCACAAAATATTGTAAATATTCAAAACATGGCAAGTGAAATATTGAATTTAGTTAGTTATGCATTACCAATATTATTTTTACTGTCTTTTTTGTCCTCATTGTACAGAGCTAATACAATGCAAGGTATGAATCCAAGAATGAACAGTAGAATGAGTGGAGGAATGCCGATGACGCCTTTTAGTTTTCCCTCTAATCAAAAACAAAATGATTTATTTGTCAAACCAAATGTCTCTCTTGCTAGTTGGGCAGGAAGTCCCGAAGTTATTGAAGAATGCAAAGAAGTTATTTCTTATATTGAAAAAAAGGAATTATACAAAGAAATTGGTGCTGACATGCCTAAGGGGATTTTGTTGGAAGGACCGCCAGGTACTGGTAAGACATTATTGGCGAAGGCGATTGCAACTGAAACGAATTCAACTTTTATCTCAATTTCTGGTTCAGAGTTTGTCGAGTTATTTGTCGGTATGGGAGCTTCACGTGTTAGAGACTTGTTTGACAATGCTCGTAAGAACAGGCCGTGTATTATATTTATTGATGAAATTGATGCGGTTGGTAGACAACGTGGAGCTGGAATAAATATGGCAAACGATGAGCGCGAGCAAACTTTGAATCAATTATTATATGAAATGGATGGTTTTAACAATAACGATGACATAGTAGTAATGGCTGCGACAAACAGAAGAGATGTTTTGGATCAAGCATTGCTTAGACCTGGACGATTTGATAGAATTATTAGAGTGCCACTTCCAGACAAATTTTCAAGAGAGAAAATATTAGAAATTTATGTAAAAAACAAGAAAACGGACAAAGAGTTTGATATTAAAGCAATTGCAGAATTGGCTGATGGATTTTCAGGAGCGGAATTGAAGAATTTGATCAATGAAGCTGCAATTCTATCAGCGCGAAACAATCACACTATAATTCAAGAAAAATACGTTTTTGAATCTTTTGAGAAATTAATTGTCGGATTAATAAGAAAAAATGCGGATGTTGACCAGTTGACAAAAGAAAGAGTTGCGATTCATGAAAGTGGACATGCATTGTTATCAATCATATTTAAAAAATATTTTGATTTTCAGAAAGCATCTATTCAGCCGACTTACAATGGAGCAGGTGGGTACACTATCTTTGGCGAAAAACGTGAAATAAAAGAAGGTGGTTTGTACACAAAAGATGTTTTGCGAAAAAGATTAATTGTAACATTAGGAGGAAAAGCAGCTGAAAGTATTTTTTATGGGGATGATTTCGTTTCGGTTGGTGCAAATGAAGATTTAAGACAAGCCAACGGATTGGCGCGAAGAATGATCGGTAATTTTGGTATGGGTGAAGAATTAGAAGTATTTTTCAACGATAATATTGGAGATGAAACGAATCCATTTTTAGGAAGAAGTTTAGGAATGGGCGACAAGTATTCTCAAAATACCAAATATACAATGGACAAAGAATCGCTAGACTTGGTAAATAATGCGTACAGGGATGCAAAACATATTTTGAATCAAAACTACGATAAATTGATTGAGTTTTCTGAATTATTAATGAATAATACAATTGTTACAAAGGAAGACATTGGTAGATTTATTTTTTAAATTGTTGAAAAATTTATATATAAATATAATTTATAAACCAAGTAAATTATATTTTATGGAAATATTCAAAGATATATCTGATTTTAATAATACAAAAGATTATTTACCAATTTTGAATGGCGCGTTGAACGTAATATTAATATTCATATTTTTAGTTATACATGAAATATTATCTTCGCCGTATCTTAAAAAATGGTACAAAACATTTAACATTGGTGCTATTATTGAAAATGCAATGACTTTAATGATTATTGTAATTGCAACCAGATTTATTTACAAATATATATTTCATTTTTGGAGTATTACTTTTTTTATATTACTAGCGTGTGGAATAATGATACTTTACGACACAATTTTTTACTTTATTTTTATGTCTATGCCAAAAGGACATAGTGATATTATTGATTTTTTCAAAAAATATAGAACACAAATGGGTTATAAATCTATTCTTATTAATTTAGTAATGATAATATTGGTTTGTTTATTAAGTTCTTATTTCGCAACTCTAAATGTAAACATCAATATAATAACACTCATCAATACACTTTTTTTTATACCTTATTTAGTTTATATGAAATAATATTCAACATTTCTACTGATTTTATATCTTTCTTAATTGTTGAATTATAAATGTAGTAATAGCAAATAGTAAACCACCCCACAATGTATCCATCAATACCGTCAAAATAGACCAGTTTTTGAACAAACTATAGCTAGTTGTTTCATAAACACCATAAATTAATATACCTAGGAAAAATGCATCATAAACACCTTTTTTTGGATCAATGATAAAATAATTCAATCCGAAAATTAAAATAATATAACATAATGCTGCTCCTAAAAAATTAACTTCCATTTTACTTCCTTGAACTTTTGAAATCTGATTTGCAAAATAATTTTTAGTTAAATTAATATAAAAAAAATCCAAAACAACAAAAATAATTGCACTTAGAAAAAATAATAAATTTACCATTTTTCTTTATATTTACACAATATTTTTTTACATAAATTTAGTAATTTAATATATTATCTATATATAATATATTATTATCATGTCTAGAAGTATTGGATATACAAATAGTATTAGTGGCAATTTTGGGCAATTTTACCCAGTAAATGGCGATTTTAAGGGGAAAGCTTTAGGTGGTGCATACCAGGGTTATATGCCACAACAAGTCCAAACAACTGAAAAAGGCTCTTATGGTAGTAACGTATTTGAAAATATTCGTTTTACATTGAGACATGCATGGAATACAAACTACAAGGCACAATTAAGAGCCGGTGCCAAATTACAACCAGATAGTATTGGACAATTATCGTATAGTAAAAGACAAATTATTACTCCTTTCCGTGCAGTCAATAATGCAGGTGATTTATTATGCCGTGATAATTATTCTTGTGGCGGCCCTTGCCAAACATTTCAGAGTAGGCCTCAACTAAGAGGGTTAAGAAGGTATTTTGGTTCAGTATCCACTTCATGTATTCCAAGTAATATTTATAATGCTTACCAATTAAATGCATCTGTTCCTGCAAGTGCTTGCAATGGAAAATATGTTTATGATAGTTCTGATTACATAACTTATTTGAAACAACGTGCAATGGTAACTAATTACAACGATAAATCATTTGCAGGTAACATGTCCAATGCAAGTCAGAGCGCTTATAGAGCTATTAGAAGATATTAATTATATATTTTTATGTTATATTATTATATATAATAATATATGATATCGTTGCGCAATAATATAGAAACGATTGATAATAATCTCAATCTAATGATTTTAAATAGTTCAAAGAATTTAACAACTTTAAGAAATGCTATTGATAGACAAAATAATAAATTGCGTGATAATACACAATTGCCAATTCCAAGTGAAGAAAGTTACAATAATTCAATTGAACGATATGAAAGTTATAAAGATAAAAGTATTGAATATTTAGACTTTATTAATGTAACAAAAGAAAAATTAAATAAATTGAGTGAAGAGATTGTCAAAACACAAGAACTTGCAAAGGAATTTGGAATAAATTTAAATAATTCAAGAATATCTGATTTGCAAAGTCTTTCTAGAAAAGTAATGGATGAGCAAGTGGACACAACCCAAATGAACCAGGAAGAAAATGATTTTATGGAAAATTTGAATGACTTACAAGATGCTTCTAGAAAAAAAAGAAGAACGGACGACAATAATGGAGGCGGCACAAAGTTAAGAAAAAAGTATAACACAACAAAAATTAAAAAAAGTGGGAAAAAGGTAAAACGCACAAAAAAAACAAAAAAAAATAAAAAATATAAAAAACTATAATAACAATGAAAAAGCAAAAAACAGATTTCAACAGTTGGTCCATCAGTTATTTAACAGAAATATTTCAATGTAGCAAATGCAAAAAACGAAACAATGTTCTCTCCTATTTAGAAAGTAAAGAGAGAAAACAAAACTTTCAAAACTTTCAAAACTGTTTGTATTGTGGAAATCCAAATTATATAAAACAATAAAAACAGTATAATAACAAATATATATTATAATGTTATTATATAATATTAATATATGACAACGCCATATAGTGTAACCACATCAAAAGGTTCTGTATCATACGATAATTATGTGAATGCACCTATAGTAGGACCACTAAGTACAAATCAATATCCAAATATACTACCATATCATAGTTATGGTACTTTAACGGGAAGAAGACCTACACCTCCTTTCTTTTATCCCCAGCAAGAACCTGTTTATGCAGAAATGATATCTAATCCTAGACAAGAATATCTGAGAGTTGCTACAAAAAGACAAGACATAAATAGTCCAAATATTAGAAAAGGATTGGATAAATATGTGCAACAAGGTGTTTTGGATGCAGGACTTCAAAATGCGGGTTTATTGAATCCATCATCTCCATCTATGGCTTTCTCTCATTCAACTGGTAAAAGATATGCAGTATCTACACATACTAACTACATTCAACCAATTCCTTCTTCAATGTATGTGAATATATTAAAAAGAACTGCTGTAGGAAAATCAGGATTTAAAATAGGTGTTCCATTTGCTGAACCAATAACTACAAAGAATTACTATCCAAGCGGTGTAAGATCAACAATTAAAAGAGTACGTTCTGGAGGTTGCGTAGCACCACCTAAGAAGGGTTCCATTTACAATGCTACTTTGAAAAATGGTGCGGTTTGTGCTTGGGGATCTCTACCAAGACAAAATTATTAAATTCATTGGAAATAGAATCTTTTTATTATTAATTAATAAATAAAAATATTTACATAATTTATAATAATGTCTGGAGCATACACTGATTATTTAGCAACTTTTACTTTTCGTCCCAGTTCTTTTGGTAATGTTAGTGGCTTAGGCACACAAGCAAGAACAGCAGGAGCTGTTATATTAGGTGGTCCTCGTGCAGGTGCTGGATCTGCTTATAGAATTTACAATTATTTAAATGTTAGAAATCCTAATTTTTTCTATATTGCCAAGGCAGGATTACAGGATCAATTTGCACAAGCAAATAATTATGCG